TTTTTGAATGTAGAAATAATATAGAATCATACTCATAATTACGGGTTTTTAAAAAATTTATGCACGCAAATTTTCCTCCAATATCCATACCACGATTATCATTTTTAATACATGTAATATTTTTTTTAAGTAAATCTACAATATTATCACCAATACAATATGTTATTATTATATGTGAACAATATTCAGTTATAGGAATCAAATATTCGTCCGTGTAAAAGTCCTTGAATTTATTTATATTATAACAATGTAAATGGGCTACAATTAAGGATGGACATACAAACTCATTTTCAAATATGACGTCATACTCAATCTTTTCTGTTGGGTCACAAATATTTAATAACATTTTATGAAATAAAAAAGGATAATTTTGAAAATTATTATCAGTTGTGTTAATATTTTTTTTAAAACTTCTATTCTGATAAATACCATAATTAATATAATGTTGTATAGCTAATGTTTCCGAATTACAAGTTTGTTTTAAATCCGGGTTAAACTCTATATATTTTTCCCAATTAAAATCATCCGGAACAATATTCATATCTAATTTGTATGGTAAATTTTGGTAACAACCAATATTTTCATAATGTATTTTTATCGTATTTTTATTTACTTTATACGTATTGTGAATACCTGGATTTAATTCAATATAAGTTTTTGTATCAAAATCTTCTGGGATATTGTAAAAAGTGTATATTCGTTTCTCGTTCTTCCCGTTCATTATATAATGAAATTCAGCCAATATTTTTGTATTAAAAATTTCATTTAAATCCTCATTTATTTCAATATAACATTCCCAATCAAAATCGGTAGGAAGTTCACTATTTAAATACATATATTTAAGATTTTGTGCTCTTCCTTTCGAAATATAGTGAATATGTGCATCCGTATTATTGAATATAATATGTTTTAATTGAGGATTATAAAACAAGTATATCTTCCAATGAAAATCTTCGGGTACATCACAGTCGGATTTTTTATATAGTCTATTTTCATTATAACCAAATGTCTCATAATGATATAAAGAACCTATTTTATTTTTAAAATAGATATATACATCTTGATTTAATATTAAATAATATTCCCAATCAAAATCAGACGGGATATGTTTTGTAATATATAAACGTTTTTCATTTATACCATAATTTAGATAATGAGTTATGGCAGCATCCTTTGTTGGAAAATGATGCTTAACGTCATCATTAAGTGATATATATATTTCCCAATCAAAATCTTCGGGTAACATATAATCTTAATTTTAATACTATGAGAATATAATAAATTATATCATTACTTATTTGCTAAAATATATATAATTCATAATTTATGCGTGTTCATTCATATAATTTACGAATATATGAATGAAAAAAGGGGGGTATCATATTTTATTGTAATCCTTTTTCTTCTAAGTGTTATATTTTATATTTTTATATATTTATATATTTTTCTTGATCGTTTTTGTATTTTTTGTATTTTTTGTTTTAATAATTTCAACTTATCTACATCTACCACCACCAATTTCAACTTATCTACATCAGCCACCAATTTCAACTTATCTACATCAGCCACCAATTTCAACTTATCTACATCAGCCACCAATTTCAACTTGTTCTCAATCGTTTCCTTACAGTTGAGACAAACAACGTGTAATGTGTCGTTATAATGAGGAAATGTTAAACTACAATTTTCTTTATCACATACTATCTTCTCACACGAACAACACTCCCATACCCCATAGCTTTCATCACACTGTCTGCAAATAATTGACTGTTCCATTTTTCCAATTTAAATCTATTATGATTCACTACAATAGTCTAAAAAGCCTTTCAATTTTACAATGAAATCTTATTTTTCACGTAACTCGTAATAGGCATAGATTTCATATAATCGATAACAAAATGAGTATATTCGTCATTAAATAATAGGAAGAAACTTGATGCTAAAACCAGAGTGCGGTCATTCTCACTACACGTCAGATATTTACGAAGAGGATTAAATCGTAATATCAAGACAATCGCAATAAATGTTTGGGAAGCCAGTGTTAGATAATTCGTATATTCAGGATTGATATACGTTACTCCTATTACAATTAACATATATGCTAACATTATTAACATCGTTAATAGATGATATATGGGTGCTGAAAAATAATCTATAAATCGATCAATAAAATGAAAAAAATCGGTTAAATAGTTCATTATACATAATGTATATATTATACCAAACTAGTGTTTAGTTGTTGTGAAACTTGAATAAAAGTGGTGCATTTCGCCATCTGTTTTATTGACCTCGCATTAATATACGTGCACGCACTTCTTAATCCACCTAAATAGTCATGAATTGTTTTAATCATTGGACCTTTGTATTTGATTTTTAATTCGCGTCCTTCCGCTGAACGATATTCCGCCATTTTACCATAATGTTTATTCATTGCCTTTTTTGAACTCATTCCATAAAACATTTTAACCTTTATCCCGTCTATTTCTTCCAATTTTCCTGGATTTTCGTCATGACCCGCAAAAGCACTTCCCGCCATTACAAAATCTGCTCCTCCTCCAAATGCTTTCGCCATATCCCCTGGACTCGTGATACCACCATCACCAATAATAAGACCCCCTACTCCATGAGCCGCATCCGCACATTCTATAATTGCCGAAAGTTGCGGCATTCCTACACCCGTTTTTAATCGTGTTGTACACGCAGCGCCTGGTCCGATTCCAATTTTTACCACATCTACTAAACCCTCTAATATTAGTTCCTCTACCATTTCACGTGTTACTACATTTCCAGCTACAATACGTTTGTCTGGAAATTCCTTACGAACCTTCTTACAAAAATCGACTAAATTACTTATGTAACCATTCGCAATATCTATACAAATCCAATTACAATCTATTACCTCGAATACTTTACGTAAATGGTCGATCGATCCTTCTCCAATTCCAGTTGAAATCATAAAAAAATCCGGGTTAGCATCATATTGTTCCTTAAAATTATGAAAATCATCCACTGTGTAAAACTTATGGAGTGCGGTTATAATATTATGTTGCGAAAGAGCCTTATACACATTAAATGTTCCTGTAGTATCCATATTTGCCGATATAATAGGCGTCCCACACCATTTTAAAGGAGAATATTTAAAATTAAATACACGTGATAAATCTACTTCAGAACGACTATTAATTGTTGAACGTTTCGGACGTATCAATACATTTGAAAAATCGAGTTTCATACCATACTCTATTTTATTCATATTACAGCAATATAAATATATGTCTGTCATCTATTTATATTGATTCAGTTGTATCTTTTATTCATACAATATTCGTATATTGTGACTTATCTTTTTGCTCTCTCTGAAAGACTTAACCAAACAATTGGTCTCCATTCTACGTAAGAACGCGGTAGCACGGACGTTGGTAATCCTGGGACGATTACTTGTAATATGTAATAGACCACATCTCGCATCTTGTTCATATGGATACCATCCATTGGACTTTTGTATTGGAAATACATGTTAAAAATATCAATTGCCTTTTGTGTGGGTTTATTTTTATGAACACCATCTTCTATAAAAAAGTCCGTTATAAACGTGTTTATTTTATTATTGAGAGGGACTTCGGTATTCGTCTGTGGTTCATCGGTAATTTGGTAACCGTCGATTTCTGCCGATCCAATAATTAATGTATTGCTATCCCCGGGCAAATGTTTAACATTCGATATATTTTCACCAGAAGTACCATATGTTTGAGAGCCATCTGTATCCGGTGAAGTGTTCATATTGTCTCCTTCTGTTCCTGGAGCATTATCATTGCCGTCGTTATACCATGAACCCATAATACCATCTAGACAACTACTTGCACAACCGATACCGCACTTATTTAATTTATCATTTTCACAATTTCCACCGTCACCGTCACCGTCACTTCCATCCCCATCTGTTTTCCCACTTCCTACTCCACTAGTTGAAGGCAATTCACCTCCATTACTAGACAATACATCATTATAATTCATGTTGTAACTGGGCATATATTGTTGACCTATATATGCTAAATACGTAGGTGTGGGTTGAATTGCTACTTTAAATGTTCCCTTTTCACTCCATTTAATAGGTGGCCAATTTTGTTCCGGAGTGGGATTTCGGTCAGTTTGTATATTAGGAATTACTATATTTAAAAAATAATAACCAATATCGTTTAATCGACTTTTATTTTCTGGAGTCACATTTCCCTGATTTACACAATTATTAACATACATCTGTATTGTTTCGGTATAGGGTAGACCGCGTTTATCAAAATATCTATCTATAAATTGGTCAATCATTTGATTAAGAGTCTGACCGAAATAAGGAGGCGAAGGTTTAAATTTATAAGAGGGTTCATATAATTCTGGATGGAGGACTGGACGAGGAAGAGTACGTGCTCCTTCACGTATCAATGGTTTAAACCAATTATCTATAATTAAGTGTCCAAGAAAACATACTATGATTAAATAGATTAAACTCGTGAATATATATTCATTCATACTTATATTAATTCTATATTAAAATAATATATAAATAATTTGGATAACTCTTGTAATGATTGCTAATAAATATAAAATAATGTCCAAGATTGGGAATGGGAAATTTGGTCATGTATATAGAGGAAAATATACCCGGAATGATGAAGATGTTGCGATAAAAATAGAAATCTTGGACACTCCTATAAAATTATTACAACATGAGACCAGAATTCTCAATTATATTAATTCTAAACATTCCACTTCAGTACCTTTTGTCTATTGGTATGGATTATACAGGGGTAATCCCACATTAATCATGCCGTTCTATGAAATTTCTCTGGAAAAATACAATGATAATCGTATAGTGTCCAAGAAGGAGAATTTATTAAATGCGGTGAAAATGATTGATATTTTAAAATTTGTTCATGAATGCGGAGTTATTCATTGCGATTTAAAACCAGACAATTTTATGATTAAAAACAACGCATTATACCTAATTGATTTTGGATTATCAAAAATTTATATAGACGATGATATGAAACCCCTACCCGAGGAAACTGGGAATGAGTTCATTACTGGAACTCCTAAATTCATAAGTTTACATATTCATATTGGAAAATCACCTGGTAGACGAGACGATTTGATCGCAATACTGTATATTTATATATTTTATAAAAATGGCGGAACATTGGACTGGTTGAATATACCAGATACTAATATCGAGAACACATTTCCACCCAATCATATTCGATATTTCAAAAACAGAGAGAGAATGCGGTTAAAACAAATACATTCGGATAATTTACAATCCAATTCATTTGAAAAAAAGATTCTATACTATCTACATCGATGCGATTTTATGGAAAAACCCCATTATCACTGGATGACTTCACTATTACAAGAAGAAATATCTCTACATAATATAGTATAAATGAATTTATCCGTATTACCAGATGAAGTCATTCGTCATATCCAGAAATATTTATATAAAAAATGCGGAGAATGTAATAATAATGTGATTGCTGATCTTGGACAACAAAATGTTACAACGCAATATTACCGTGCTATTTTCAATGACGACTTTCCTTTCCCCCGTATTCATAAAACATACGATTTTATATGTAATCATTGTATCGAACAATTAAAGAAGGACTTTATCAAACCAGTATAAATCCCAATTAATTACGCAATATATACTCGATAATAAGCAACATTATATTATAATCGATTACATCACATACAGGTGCTTTTGATAATATAGACATATACGCATTTATTTTATTCTTTATTACCATAGTATGCTTCTTTACGATTGTATTTACACGAGGCATATTTTTTATTTCCCAAATACAATATGAATACCAGGTTTGTTCAATAGTCGCGTGAGCTATATACATACCACCGTTTTCAACATCCAAATGCATTCTATCAAAATAATATTTCCATATTTTCCGTTGACTATTTACATATCTCGCCACCTTTCGATTGACTATATCGTTATATCGGGGTATACACTTTAGATTATATTCCATATTTTGTTAATTATTTATCAAAATATAGATCGTGGAAATTCAATTTTATACTAATTAACCTTTTTATTAATATGATTAAACATATCGGGATTATAAATAAGTTTTCCAGTTGGTACATAATTGTCTGTGGAATTATACGTCTTTTTTTGTTTATCTTGGACAGAACCCTGATTTTGTAAATTTAGAATATCGGTATTGGGGTTTGTTTCTTCAACAATCATCTCATTCTTTTTTTCTATAACTTGTCCAAGTTCATCTACTGCTACACCAGTGCGTTTTTTATATTCACTTCTAACATAAGAAGGAATCCAATTGGACCAAGAAACAAAAAGTGTGTTTGGATGAATATAACGAATATGGAATTTATTGGTTTCAAGTTTTGCGATCACATATGCGATACATTCGGCTTTATCATAGACGGGTTCACCAAAAATATATTCAGGAATTGTAAACCATATATGCTGGTCATTTGCTTTATTTCTACCTGTTACTTTAATACGTTTATGAATCCGATTTAATATTTTATTAAATATGGAAACTTGTCTTAAATCACGCTGTTGTCGTTTCTCGTAAAGTTCGTCAATATTTACATTTTCTACATTATCACTATCATCGGTAAATAAAAAACAGGACATTCTATAATATAAAAGAGTATGATAAAAATTACATAAAAACGATTTATATAATAATTTATATGGAAACTCTTATAATCAAACATATTGTAATTTCGGGCGGTGGGACGTTTGGTCTTACTGTATATGGTATAATACGTGAACTAATAATAAAAGGACATCTTAATATAGACAACATTGAATCATTTCATGGAACATCTGCGGGTGCGATTATAAATTTATGTTTTATATTGGGATACGATATCGAAACATTGGATAAGTATTTTATAAAACGTCCTTGGGACAAAGTATTTACGTGCGATATGGATGACTGTTTGTCGTTGTTTGAAAATTGTGGGACATTTAATTCCGATCTTTTCCATAAAGCATTAGATCCACTATTGCGCGGAATCGATTTAGAACCAAATATTACCTTATCACAATTATATGATAAAACGCAACGTGATTTCTACGTCTATGTGACTGAAATCAACTCATTTACAACAGAGACGATTTCTCATAAAACACATCCTGATTGGACTGTGGTCGACGCAGTATATGCTTCTTGTGCTCTCCCAATCATATTTAAACCCTTTATATGTGGCGAAAAAGCATATGCTGATGGAGGTTTTTTCCTAAATTATCCTATTTCAAAATGTATAGAATTAGAAGGTGTAGAAAAAGACGAGATATTAGGTATTTATAAAGAATTTACCGAAGATGAATTAGCCCAAAGTGTGAATGAGAAATCATCTTTGCTCGAATATATGTCTGTTTTTATGAGAAATTTAATTATACATACAAACAAGGGGGTGTTTATAGAATGTAAATATCAGATATGCATTAACAATTCATACACACATATGGATGAGTTGATGCAATTCGCAACATCGTCTGAATATAGAAAAAAAATTATTGGTTATGGAGCAGATTATGCGAACGAGTTTTTATCGTCACATAATTTTAGTAAAAAGGAATCAGACGAACCCCTTTAATTTTTTTCCAAAAATTGAGTAATAAATTGTTGTAAGTTATCTTCACTAATACTGGCGTCATAATCTATGCGCTCTCCATCCTTTTTCAATATAATAGTGGGATATCCATCGATAGAATATTCTTGAATCAAAGGACTATTCCCTTCCGAACAATCAACTTCTGTGCAAGTTAGATTAAATAATCCCACCTTTTTATTATTGAAACTATTTTTAAATTTATCCCATTCAGGTTTAGCGCGAGTACAATGAGGACACCAGTCGGCAAAAAAGAATATAAGTTCTGCGTTGCTTTCACGATTATTATCATTAGCCAAATCCGCAGTTCCTAAATTTTCAATAGTAGGTCGAACAAACCAATTGTATCCATGATATCCCGCAATAACAAATATTATCGATACAATCACAATCAAAATTGTTTTATCATTCGGTTTAATAAAGTCATTATAAAGTCTTTTAAAAATAACAGCCATATTTATAAAATACGAATATATATTTTTTTATGCGTATTTCCTAATTGTCGAATTATTTATACCAAAGGGTTTAGAATAATTTTCGAAACATTTTTTTATGAAGATAATATAACTACTTATGTCTAAAACTTATAAAAGAAAAACACGTAAAAATAAAACAAAACGCGTATATAAAAAGTCCGATTATGATTCAAATGACGGTATGTTAACGAGCGTTTGGGGTCCAAGCGCATGGCACTTTCTACATAGCACTAGTTTTAATTATCCTACAAAACCTACTTGTGAAGATAAGAAACACTATCGTAATTATGTATTAAATTTACGAAATATATTACCGTGTGGTAAATGTAGAGACAATCTATGTGCTAACTTTAAAAAACTTCCATTACATATGAAACATATGAAAAATCGCAATACGTTTTCTAGATATATTTATAAACTTCATGAATTAATAAATACTATGTTGGGTAAAAAATCGGGACTATCTTATGAATCCGTTCGTGAGCGATATGAACATTTCCGTTCTCGTTGCACACGCAAGACAAAAAAAAATATCGAAAATGGTTGTACCGAACCAGTGTATGGCGAAAAATCAAAATGTGTTTTACAAATTGTTCCTGATACTAAAAAATGTGATACATTCCAAATAGATGAGAAATGTGAGAAAAGGATTATAGTATAAAAAATATATATTTTTATAACAAAGAATATATATATAAATGAACGATTCTATTAATCCAGAGAAATTAAATGTTATAAATGAACCTAGTTTAGATGATTTAAATAATGAGGATACTGTGGAAATTACACCTCAACCTACCCTTGAGATTTATAAAGAACCAAATCATCCCTTTTGGGCAGAAGACCCCAACATTTTACTACGTCCAGAACATGCTTTAGAGTTTTTTCCAACAGAAACGATGAGCTTTAATCAAAAATTAAATGCGATTACACGTATTGTATTGACCCTTACCACCATATCCTATCTTGTTACAAAAAAAACAAACCTCATTATCGTTTCCGTTATTAGCATTGTTTGTATTTATTTAATGTATTTTTATCACAAAAACGAAGATTTAAAGAAAAGTGAAGGCTTTAGAGATGAACAGGGTAATTTAGTTAAATTATATGACCGTAATGGGCCAAATCAAGCAATACAAGAAGCTAGCATTGAGACCAATTTTCAAACCGCACAACCCAGAAATCCTCTTTCAAATGTGTTAATGAGTGATTATGATTATAATCCCAACAAAAAACCAGCTCAACCTTCATATACAAAAGAAGGCAAAAATTCTATTTTAGAAGAAACGAAAAAGACAATTCAATTAGTAAATGAGGGACATCCCGATATTGAGAAAAAACTTTTCCAAGATGTAAATGATAATTTAGAATTGGAACAATCTATGAGACAATTTTACAGCACAGCAAATACAACTATTCCAAACGATCAAGATAGTTTTGTCCAATTTTGTTATGGTGATATGATTTCGAATAAAGAAGGAAATCAATTCGCCGCAGTGAGAAACAATCCTAGACATAATCTATACTAGATTACTCGATAAACGTATTATATTTATAACAGTGAATATTTAAAATAGATAACGTTATTTACATAATTAAATAACGCTATTCTCACAGACAATATATATATCAAATATATAAAAGCAATGTTTTCCGATAGCAATTATACGTTTTACAATACTAACCGTGTGGAAGATGACGCCACTACCAAAACGCAAAATGAATTGCAAAATGGACGTTTTTCTAATTACACCACAACTAACTATTTTAGCGAAAATAGCGGTGAATCTCAAATTAAATTCGCAACCGAACAACCCGCGGTTGTACCTAATTCAAATACCGGCAGTGGTGTTGGTGGAGATCATATCGACAGTGAATCAACCCTTAAGCTCGACCAAGAAAAGGCACGTCATTTAGGACGTTTGAATCTTATGCAACGTCAGTTTAATACAGTTCCTTATTTAGGAAGAGGTTCCGTAGACCCTACTTTAGAATTACAGTTATTAGAAGGTGAACCAATTGTCGAGAAAAAGAGCACTTCAACTATAATGTCACAAAGTTTCATGGGATATACTCTCTATCCTACCAGTAACGAAATGGAAGACCGTGTGAGTGACCCTAAACTGAATGTTGAAGAAAGTGCTATGAAGGGTTGGGTTCGTGGTGGTGCGGATACACGCGTTCCCGCTGACTGTGATATGAAACGCCCTGGCGCCAATAAGGTATAAATATAACCCTTTTATTCGACCTATAAAAAATCTATAATATATATATAATGACTTCTCCTAGTCCTAGTCCTAGTCCTGAAACTAAACCTCTTTTCGGTGGGAAAAAACAACTCGGTGGGAAAAAACACCGTAAAACTGGTAAGAAGATGAAGAAGCGAGTTCGTAAAACAGCAAAGAACGTCACAAAGAGACGGTCTTTTTTTGCCCGCCTTTTTAGACTTTAGGAAATAAAACTATTTAAATATTGGTTATTTAAATATTTTAATGAACGATTACAATATCGAAATTAGTGATATTGAATACGGGAATGATGAGGAATTTCGACAATGTAT